CGCCGTGACACAGCGGCATTATGCGTGGCGCCCAGGCTCGGAGCCACAACGGGCGCTGCTTGAATGCCCTGCCTTCGAGGTCATGTTTGGCGGGGCGCGGGGCGGCGGCAAGACAAGCGGCATGATCGGCGAATTCGCCATCCACGCTGGACGGCATGGCAAAAACGCTCAGGGCCTCATGCTCAGGCGCGAGCGGACGCAGCTACTAGGCACCATCGCAGAGGCGCAAGAGGTCTACGCCAAGCTCGGCGCGAAATGGAAGGACACGGACAAGACGTTCGTCTGGCCGTCGGGCGCGCGTCTGCAAATGGGATATCTTGAGCGCGATCAGGACGCGGACGCTTGGCAGGGCCGCAATCTCACGCGCATCTATGTCGAAGAGATAGGCAATTTCCCGCGCTTCGCGCCACTGGCCAAGCTCTTTGCCACGCTCCGGTCGGCCGCTGGCGTCCCGTGTCGATTTAGATGCACGGCCAATCCTGGCGGTCCAGGCCATAGCTGGTGCAAGACGCGCTATGTGGATCCATGGCCGGCTGGAATGCGGCCGATAATCGAGTCGATACGCAATCCGCTGACGGGCGAGGAATATCAGCGCGAGCGCGTCTATATCCCGTCCCGCGTGTCAGACAATCCATTTTTAGGCCCTGACTATGTGGCGAATCTGGTGCTGTCCGGCGCGGGCTCGCCTGCTCTTGTCAAGGCTTGGCTTGAGGGCGACTGGAACGCCATCGAGGGCGCGTTCTTTCCCGAGTGGTCGAACGCGCTGCATGTGCTTGAGCCTTTCGAAATGCCCAAGCATTGGACGCGCTTTCGGGCCATCGACTGGGGAACCGCGAGACCGTTTTGCGTCGGCTGGTACGCCATCGCGAGCGACGACATCGCGCATAATGGCAAGATCATTCCGCGCGGCGCGATCGTGCGATATCGCGAATGGTACGGCGCGCGAAAAGACGCTGGCAACGTGACGATCCCAAACGAGGGCTTGCGATTGCCGGCAAGGGACGTGGCGTCGCAGGTAGTCAAAATGAGCGATGGCGAAAAGATCGCCTACACCGTGATCGATCCAGCGACATTTGCCAATACCGGCGGGCAGACGATTGCCGAGGCTTTTCATGTGCATGGCGTCCCCGTGCATCGGGCCGACAACACGCGCGTCGCCAAGGCAGGCGCTATGAGCGGCTGGAACAACTGCCGGTCGCGGCTTGTGGGGGATGGGACAACGCCGACATTCTATGTGTTTTCGTCGTGCAGGGATTTCATCCGCACGGTGCCGGTGCTGCAAAATGATCGACTGCGCCCCGAGGATGTCGATACGGACGCGGAAGATCACGCGGCCGACGAATGGCGGTATGCGCTGAACACGCGGCCCTATCTTGGCAAGGAAGACGCCAAGCCGGTTCGCAAAATCCCGCCGGGCTATGTGATGCTGCCAGGCCCGCCAGAAGCCGCGCCGTCGTACAAAATCAGGATATAGACGATGGATGACTGGGAAGAATACAAAAAACGCCGCGATTTTCGCGCCAACGCAACAGAAGAACAAATTAACGAAAAGGCGCGCGAGTTAATTGATTTGCTTATCAAGGCGGAAAAATTGGCACGATGGCTTGACCTTGCTTTACCTAAACACATGTATAAGCAAACCACAATAAATCTTGTGTTAGCATATATTCAAAATTCAGTTATTTATTTAACCGCGACGCGGAAACAGTCCAATGGATGACGCGCCCGACACCGCTGTCGGCATGGGCGAGCGCGAGCCCATGCAGTCAACGGACGCCAAATATTGGCTGGACAAGATCGGCGACTACAAAAAAGCTACCGAGAAATGGGGCAAGCAGTGCGATAATATCGACAGGCAGTATTCCAAGGCCAATCGCAGCGATAGCGCGGATCGAGAATACTCGATCTTTTGGGCTAATCTGGAAGTGCTGAAGACGGCGGTCTATGCGCGCCCGCCTGTGCCTGTGGTCGTGCCTCGCTTCAAGGACAAAAACGTTGTCGCCTCAGGCGCTTGCGACGTGCTTGAGCGCGCGATGACGGTGGCATTTGACCAATCCGACGTGCATGGCGTCATGGTGCTGTGCCGCGACGAATATCTGCGCTACGGGCGCGGGACGCCATGGGTGAGGCTGGCCAATGGTCCGGCTGGCGAGCCGATCATCGCGTATGATCATGTGTGCCGCGAGGATTTCGCCCATGATCTGGCGCGCAACTGGCGCGAATGCCAATGGCTAGCGCGGCGCACCTGGCCGACGAAAGAAGCGGGCCTACAGCGGTTCGGGCCGATATTTGAAAGCGTCGGGCTGAAGAAACGCGCGCCGCAAGACGATCTTGAAGACAAGACGGCCAAGGCCCCGGTGTGGGAAATCTGGGATCGCGATAGCCGCATGGTCTATTGGGTCGCCGAGGGCTTCGACGAAATCCTCGATCAGCAACCGCCTTGGCTGGACTTGTCGAGCTTCTGGCCGTGTCCCAGGCCGGCTTATAGCACACTCAACGCGCGATCGCTGATCCCGATCCCGGACTTGCTGCAATACAAGGATCAGATTGAGGAAATCAACGAGTACACGGCGCGGATCGCGAGCTTGTCGCAAAGCCTGCAAATGCGCGGATTTTATCCGGCGGGCGGGGGCGATCTCTCGGATACCATCGAAATGTCGCTGCGCTCGCAGGAAAACCGGGCGTTGCTGGTGCCAGTGTCGAGCATGGCCGCGTTTGCCGGCGGCTCGCTCAAGGACACTATCGTCTGGTGGCCTGTCACGGATGTGCTGCAACTGATCCAGGGCCTTGTCGAACTTCGGCGCGTGGTCATCGATGACGTGTACCAGATCACCGGCATCGCGGATGTCATGCGCGGCGCGAGCGAAGCCAATGAAACGCTTGGCGCTCAGCAGATCAAAGCACAATGGGGTAGCGCCCGCATCCGCGAGCGTCAGGGCGAGCTATCGCGTGTGGCGCGGGACCTGACGCGGCTGTCGGCCGAAATCATGGCCGAGAATTTCGATCCTCAAACGCTGTTGAAAATGTCGCAGGTGCAATTGCCGACGATGCAGCAGCAACAGCAGGCGCAGGCGCTTATTCAGCAGGCCCAGCAGCCGCCACAGCCCGGAATGCCGCCGCAACCGCCGGTGAGCCCGGATCAGCTTGAGGAAGCGCAAGAGCTGATTGAGCAAGCCAATGTCGAGGCCGTCATGGGCCTGCTTCGCGACGATCAGGCGCGGGGCTTTGTGATCGACGTCGAGACGGATTCAACGATCCAGCCGGACGAGGACGCGGAAAAAACGCGGCGCATGGAATTTGTAACGAGCGTCGGCGGGCTATTTCAGCAGGCCGCGCCGCTCATCCTGCAAGCGCCGATGCTAGGCCCGTTCATGGGCGAGGTGCTGAAATTCGCCGCCCAGGGCTTTCGCGCGGGCCGTCCGCTGGAAGCAGCCATCGATCAGCTTGTCGAGCAAATGGAAGGCATGGCAAAGCAATCGCAACAGCCGGCTCAGCCTGATCCGACAGAGCAGATGAAGCTGGAATCCGAGAAGGTGAAAGCGCAGGCCGAGCAGGTGAAGGCTCAGGCGAGCGTCATCACGGCGCAGGCTGATTTGGAAAAGGCGAAAGTGGTGGCGATGACGCCGCGCTTGCCAAAGCCGCAGGGCGAACAGGGGACATATTCATGACTGTAGCATCTTTCAGCCCGGCCTCTTGGACGAGTGTGCCGCTTGTGGCGGCTGCGGCATCGGCGGCGGTGCAGCTTCGCGCCGTGGCGAACACGAATGTCGTGATGGCGTGTCGCGTCGTCAATGAGAGCGCGAACCCGGCGAGCATTGCCTTTGGCGTGGCTGGCGTAACGGCCCCGGCGGCGAACGGATATCGCGTCTTGCCCAATTCCGTCGAGGTGGTGCGCATTCCGTTCGATGCCACGCATGTGGCCGCGATTAGCGCGGCGGGCGCGACGTTGAGTTTCACGCTTGGGGATGGTCTGTAAGCCATGGTTGTGCATGTCGGCTCTACACGGCGCTTCGTGCGGTCTGTAGCGCGTCTGGCAGCGGGCGGCGGCGGCACCCAGCCTCCGGCTAACCTAACGCCGCCACTGATCACGCGCTCTGGTACGACGATCACTGTCGATGTGGGCGATTGGGCCGGCAACCCGACGAGCTTTATCATCCGGCACTTGCGCAACGGCACGGCGTACCCTGGCGCGACGTCGCAGTCGTGGAGCGCGCCACCGGAAGTCTGGGGCGGGCTGTTCGGCTGCGAGGTGGTCGGCGTCAATGCGGCCGGGCAGAGCCTGCCGGCGCTGGCGCAAGAGGTGTATATCGGCGTTTACGATGTGCTCAGTTTGCAGCCGCTCATATCGTGGTGTTATGCGCGCAAAATGAGCGCTTCCCATGTCGCGCCGTTCGTCGCTCGCAATGCGTCCAACAACCCCGCGACGCAAGACAAGCAAATCGCATTCACGGCAACTGGCAGAACAGATCAAGCGTCGTTGCTCTCGCATTGCGGGACTGGCAATGGCACAATTGTTCAAGCATTTAGCGCTGTTGGTACAAATCATTTAATTCAAACTGTTGGAGTTAGTCAGCCGCGCATTGTCAATGCTGGCGCAGTGGACATACTCAACAACCAGCCTATTCCTGCGTTCGACGGAATAGATGATTTTATGCTTAGCACAAATAACATCAATTTATCAGGCAATCCGCAATTCACGATTAATATGGTGCATACGGCAACTTTGCCAAGTAATCAGGTTTTTATTTCTTTTGGCGCGGATGGAAAAGCGACGGTATTTCATTATATGGGTGCATCAGGCGCAACTGGTCCTGATGTTTGGATCGGCTACGGATCGCTGACGCAGCTTGCTGCATCGTCTGTCGTAAATGGCAGCGTGCTTTCGTCAAAAACAATCACGCGAACCGGTATAGGCGGCGCGGCTTGGACTTTCCGAGAGAATGGCGTTTTAAGGCCAATTACAGCAGGAAATAATGATCCTGTAAATTTGGCAAATAGCGCAGTAAATCTTGGAAGGTATTTGGGAGGAGCCACCGGCAGCAACTTTGCTTTAATGCGTTGCAGCGAAGGCGCGATATTCCCTGGCGTATTGCCAGCAGCGGACGACATTCTCTTGCAGCGCAATCAAGGCGCGTTTTATGGGTACACCGTCCCATGACAGATTACCTTGTCTTTGACACCGAAGCCGAAGCCGCTGCGGCGCTCGCCACTGTCAACCGCCTGAAAGGGTTCAGCGATCCGCGCACCCTGACAAGCACATGGGCCACGCCCAAGCAGCGCGCCACCGACGGCAAATGGACGTTTGAAGCGCCTGAGCCTGAGATTGTCGCGAAGATCACCGTGCCGTACACCGTCGAGGCAAAGCAGCCCGATTGGTTCCCCGTGGTGGAGCAGATGATATGAGCGAGAAAGAATGGAATTTTGAAATTGGGGTTTTTGCAATGAGCGGATACGATCCCGAAATGTCGTCCAGTTATATTGATTATGAGTTCCCAACAAAAGATTTGCCGGAAAGCATTCGTTCAAAAATTAAAGATTGCAAATTTGTGCAAATTATCGTAAGGCCGCTTTCAGAAGAAAGAGTACCAGTGGAACAGCTGCTTGCTGAATTAAGTAACTTAGATGTTGGTGACGGATATACGCTTGAGGAAGCCGTTAAGCGAGTTCGCGATATCCGAGATGGGATTGGCTGATATGGGCGGCTTGTTTTTGTTAGGCTTTGCGGTAGTAGCGATTAACGCCATATATTTGATGCAAACGGACCCAAGCGGCGCGTCAACGGTTGCTTATATAATCGCAACAGCCATTGTGTATGCAATAGCGGCGCTGTGGCTGTATATTTCGGTTATTATCCGCAAACGAAGGGGATGCTGACATGAACGAAAAACAATTTTTCGCGCTTATGCGAGATGGGACGGTTCCTAGCAGCGTAAAGGTTGCAGCAGCAAGGGCTAAAAGATATATGGACTATCCAGTTGATAGCCCGGAATGGAAGCTTTATGTAAAAGCAATTAAACCAATAAGAATTGCAAAAAAAAGAGATAAAAAAGGAAACATAGAATATTTGCAGCAAAACCCTTATGGAACATTGGAAGTAGGATTGATAGTTAATAATGTCGATGACGGCACATGTCCGACAACATGGGAATTGGCCAAAGAATTTATGGACGAAATATGCCGCGACTTGCGCTGGAACAAATTGCCATTCAAATTAAATGAAAGGCACATTGAAGAAATAAAAAAGTTCAAGTTACAAGAGCGATAACATGCCCCGCGAAAGCTACATCTACGACAAGGCCACCGGCCAGCTTGTCGAGCGCGATGTGTATTACGCTTCCCGCCCGCGTCCGGCCCGCTCCGCCTTGCCCTGCCCCATGGTGATCCCCGACAATGTCGAAGTGAAATCCATGGTGGACGGGCGCATGTACACGTCCAAGCGCGCGCTTCGCAGGTCCTACCGCGAGCAAGGTTACACCGAGGTCGGGGACGCATGGGATAAAAAGCTTCCCGAACAGCCCAAGCCCAAGATTGACGCCAAGGAACGGCGCTTGGATATCGCCAAGGCTTTCAGCCGCGCCGGCGTTTCACTTTAAAGGATTTCTCACATGGATAGCGAATTGTCTGGCGCGCCCGCCGAGGGCGCGGACGTCTCCCTTGTGTCCGATGCCGGCCAGGCCCCGGCCCCGGCTCCTGCCTCCGCCCCTGAGCGCGACGCCAATGGCAGGGTAAATACCGGCACGGCGCGCGAGGCCATCGCGGATGCCATGCGCAAGGCCGGCATAGGCCAGGATAATCCCGCCGAGGCGCAGCCGGAAGCCAAGCTTGCCGGCGAGCGGCCCCGCGCCCCTGACGGCAAATTCGCGCCCAAGACAGACGCCGCCCCGGACGCCGCTCAGAAGCCCGCCGAAGGCCAGCAGCAGCCACAGCCGGCGACGGACGCCGCGCCGCCCTCGCGCCTCTCCAAGGCGGCGCAAGAGGCATGGCAGCAGACGCCGGACGTTGTCCGCACCGAAGTCGCCCGCATGGAACGCGAGCTTGTCCAGGGCATCGATAAATACAAGACGGCGTTTGAGCCCATCAAGCATTTCGACGACATGGCGAAAGCCGGCGGCACCACGCTGGACAAGGCCCTTGAAAGTTATGTGGGCATCGAGAAGCTTTTGCGCGACGATCCCGTCAAGGGCATGGTCGCGATCTGCCAGAATATGAACGTCGATCCGCGCGCCATGGCGCAAGCGCTGTTTGGCGCGGCCGATCCGAACGCGCCAGCGCAGGGACAAACGCCAGAGGTCGCGGCGCTGAAAGCCGAGATTGCCGCCCTCAAGGAACAGATTACCGGGGTATCGAGCGAGTTTCGCAGCCGCGACACGCGCTCGGCGATTGAGAAATTCGCCTCCGAGCGCCCCGACTTCGATGCCTTGGCCGAACCAATTTCGCACATGCTGCAAACCGGTTTCGCCAAGGATTTGCAGGCAGCCTACGACATGGCCCGTCGCCTTCATCCGGAACTGGCCCATGTCCCGCCTGAGGAAAAGGCCCAGCCGGCTCATACCCGGAAAGCGGCCATGTCTATCACCGGCACACCTCCCACAGCAGGCTCAAACCCCGCATCAAGGAAAAACGGTGTCGAAACCGCCCGCGATACGCTCTTGCAGACATTCGCGCAGCACGGAATCAACATTTAGGGGAATGAATCATGCCTACTATCGTCTCAAACGAGAAACTGAACGAAATCTTTTCGACGAGCCTTGAAACGCGCTCAAAGAAATACGCCGATCTTGTTTCCAACGCCAACGCCATCCTTTATGTGATGAAGGAAAAGGGCGGCTGGAAGACGTTTTCGGGGCCGACGATCCGCGAGCGCTTGCTCTACGCCGAGTCCGGCACCTTTATCCGCTATTCTGGCTTTGAGCTTCTCAATCCGGTTGCGTCAGATATTTTCGCGGATGCGGAATATGTGCCAAAGATGGGCGCGGTGAACGTCACGATTTCCGGCGAGGACTTGTTGAAAAACGCCGAGCCGGCGCAGTTACTGGACTTGTTTGACGCCAAGCTGACGGCGGCGGAAAACGAGTTGACCGACAGGTTTGTCGAGGACCTGCATGACAACGGCACCAAGGACGGCGGACGCCAGATCGCCGGGTTGCAGGCGGCGGTTCCTACCGTGGCGAATACCGGCATTTATGGCGGCATTGATCGCGGAACCGTGCCGTTGTGGCGTACCGGCTCCTACACCGGCACAACCGAGGTTGGCGCGGCCCTGTCGGCGACAAACATCGTCGGCGCTTATACGAGTGTTCTCATCAAGCACTCGCGAGGCAAGCAGGGTCCGAACGTTATTGCGGCGGATCAGATTCACTACCGCTTCTTCAACGATGCGTTGAACCTGATCCAGCGTGTGACGAAGGACGGCGAGCTTGGCCGGATCGGCTTTCCCTCGCTGGCTTTTGCTGGCGCTGGCTACAATCTGGACGTGGTGCTTGAGGGCGGCATTGGTTCGGCCATGCCGGCGAATACCACCTATTTCCTTAATCTCGGCAGCAACGGCTTGTGTTTCCGCTATCACCCGGATCGAAATTTCTCCCAGTTCGGCGGAAAGCTTCGCCCCGTCAACCAGGACGCCATTGTGCAGCACATTGGCTTCATGGGGAACTTGACGATGGCGAATCCTCTGTTCGTGGCAAAACTTCGCACAAGCTAATCTGGCATAAAGGAGACATAAAATGCCTATTTCAGAGGACTTGCTAGGGGCAAACCTGAATGCCATTTATGGCGCAACGGAAAAATTGCCGCTAAAACTTGGCACTCTTGTTCGCGGCGACGACGCTCGCATGTATGTCTTGGCAAAGGCGACGGCGGATGTAGCCGCGAATACCGCGTCTACCTTGACCGAGCCCGCCATGACATTTGCCGGCGGGGCCGGGGCTTGGACAACCCAGGGCACCGCGATCACCAATGGTCAGGTTGCTTGGCTGAAGTCGAGCGCGATCTAAACATCACGGGGCGGGCTCATCCGCCCCGTTCACCTTTTAGCGGGATAATCCAATGAGCGAACAGGAAAAGAGCGTCACGCGCGCCAGGTTTTTCATGCAGCGCGTCGAAAACGAAGCAAAAACCAGTGAAGAAGGCAAGATCGTCTATGACGAAGTCGAAATGGTGGAATTTCTGATCCCTGGCGATGACAAGCTTCGCCCGGTATCTTATGCGCATGAGGACGCGGGACATGGCGTTAGCTTTGCCGAAAAATTCTTTCAGGATTACGCAAAATTCAAGAACAACGATCTGTCGCAGCGCATCGGCACCCCGCTTGAGGACTGGCCCGACTTGCCGGCGGTTCGGATCATCGAGCTTAAGCGGCTGAACATCTTTACCATTGAGGATTTGGCCGCGATTCCAGATACGAGCCTCGCGCGGCTCGGCATGGGCGGGCGGCAGTTACGATCCGAGGCAAAAGCGTATCTGTCCGAGAAGAAGGACGACAAGACGGCTATCATGGAACGCGAAATCGCCGAATTGCGCGACATGGTGAAGGCGCTGTTGGCGGGGCAGAAAACGGCCACGCCAGCCAGCATCCCCGAAGCCATTGCGCCAAGCGGGCTGATGCGCATCGAGGACATGGGCGACGATCAGCTGAAGGACTACATCAAGCGCGTGTCCGGCGAGGGCATCCGGGGCAATCCCAGCCGCGCCACGCTCATCGCCCGCGTGGAAGCCCTTTACCTTAACAGCCAAGCGGCGGCCTAAATGAGCGTTCTTGCCGCCATTCAATCGGCCTCGGTGCGGCTGAACCAAACGCGCCCGCAATCCATTTTCGCGGACAGTTCCGAATATGCCGATGAAATGTCGGAACTGTCCAACGAGGCGGCGATCGCGATCGCCAAGGCGGTTGACTGGCGCAAGCTGCATAAGCTGTACGTATTTTCCGGGACAGGGCAGAAGGAATTTCCCTTCCCGGCCGACTACGACAGAATGCCGCTCAAATCGGCCATGTTCTCAACGCGCTCGCGAATGCCCTTGGTTCCGGCGCGCGACATGGATCATTGGCTGCAACTGCAAATCCTGCCCGTCGTCGGCTATCCGGGCCGCTGGATCATCACTGGCGGGCATATCGAGCTTATGCCGGCCTTGATGCAAAGCGAGGAAGTCAAGTTCTATTACATCACCAAAAACATCGTCGTCGGCGACAAGGC